AGCACCTTTTAACCTCTTTTCCCATTTCTGAGTAGGAGGGCTCAGAGTTCGTAAATCATGCATAAGCTTCCTAAAAAGGAAAGCCTTGCCTGATGTTAGAACCGGCTTAGCAATAAGCCGTTTGTATTTCCATAGACCGTTCTTATACCTACTTTGTGGTAGGCTAACGTGTCTACAGGAATCGAAATCTTCATCGGAATATGGACCGCAGAACGTTTTAAATTCTGTGGGTATCCATTTCTCCATTGAAGTAATAACTTTCGATTCTTCAATTCCGAACCTAAGTTCAAGTATTCTTTTCAACCGATTGATATCGGTGAAAAGCTCCATGACATTAGTTGGAGTTTCAGTGAAGAATACTGGTCTGAGGGGTAACCCATGGAACCAATCTGTTCCACAACTTTCACGTATAGGTCCTTTTATGAAGGACTTCTTAGTGTTAATCGTGAAACCATAATTGGAAAGAAGTTTAATGACCAAGTCAGATTCATCTTTGGGAACTATTAAATCGTCGCCAAAAATTGCACAAGTACTTGAATCATATTTTCCTTTCAGGAACTTCTGCACTGCGTAAACAACAGCAGCAAAAATTGCTGATTCCAAAGCGAATGTGTATCCATTTCCCATCGATGAAATTTTGTTATATTCCACGATTTGGCCATTAAGAACACCTTGCGGTGAACGTAATGCAACGAGATAAGAATACCAATCAGGAGGCAATAATAATTCAATCAGTTTTAAGCTAATCGAATCAGATGCGGCAGCCAAATCAATAGTAACTTTTGATTTTGAACTATCACAAATTGACCCCTGTCGAGCGAGCATTTGATTCTTTACTTGAGAATCAAGATCTATGCCGAAACGTTTCAAACGTCTACGGACAAAACCATCGACACCAAGTTGAAGATACAAATTCATTGCTGGCTCAATCGCAATAGGACGGTCAATTTCACCATCCTTTGGGACGAAAGCGATTTTGTTCCCATCGACAATTTTCAACACATTAATCCAGAAAACCTTCATATCTAAGATATGATGCTTAGGGATGGAAAATTTCTCCCTATATGCATCTTGAAGGGCACCGAACCAGCGTTGATCACTTTCGATAGTGAACTTCGCATACCTGTATGCATCTACAGTACAGCTGTAAGGCCAATTGCTAAACTTATGATAGTTTGAGCAGAGACCTTTGCAGGTGTCAAGATTAGCACCAGGTCCATGACGTGACCATTCCGTCAAAGCTTTGCTGCTAGGTAATGAATCACCTAACAACTTTCTTAAGAATGTTCGTGAATAAGTAAATAATTCAGCAAACATTTCACTTCCGGGGGCAACTACGGCTAAATAACCAGTCGTATTGAATTTCATACATAAAGTATCGGCTGCGAGAAATTTCTCTAAAGCACGAACTCGACGTAGATTTTCATCACCCTCAAATTGAAACTTCTTAAGAAGTGCCGCAAGCGTGTATCGACTCTTATTTACATAATAGTCGGCTAACAATGGAGACATATCCAATAGTCCCCATTCTTCTGATAACAATCTATAAGCAGCTTGATCGCGATCGCGAACAATTTGCTTAACAAGATCGAAGTCATCAGTAGTTAAGGCTTGCTGTAGGTCATCGGCTAAAAAGCCAAGAATCTTCCATGGATAACTCTTAGGAAGACTAAGGTTGCAATTAGTGGCAACCTTCTTTTCTCTGGATTTGGGTTTATTTTTCATAAATCCTCCATTTCATCAATTATAGTCTTTGTGTTTACCACTCACAGAGTGGAATCAAAAACACAAGCCAGCCATATAAGAAGATCATAAACACAATAAATATGTGTATTAGATCATCAGTTGACTGGAAAAAGGGACCATAACTGAATCAAGGTCCAGAAGGGCCAGCGTACGTTGACGACAGACTAAAGCCTGAGCGTCGGTTATGCCGACCGGAAGACTGAACGACACCTCAACAATTACAGGTGCAGCAATGGTGGAAATACCATCAACTCCATCTACAGTAATGTCTCGGGACAACTTGAAGGAAATCTTCGAAACTCCCTTGAAATTGCCGTTTGCCTTGGGGAAAGTCCGGTAAAAAGTAAGAGTATCCCTTGAAGCGACTGTATGTGTATTACTAACATACACGCTTCGATTCAAATATTCTTCAAATCGAGTAAGGGTCTCATTTACCGGGGTTCCATTGTTCAGTTCGTCTACGGGCAAAACGATTTGGTTTGGCTGCATGAATACTCCTTGTACTTACGCTCTTCCCATCCAAGTATTTTTAAGGATGATGAGCAGGTCAATGAGTTTTAGAACATCCAGTCTCAAATTAAATGAGGGAAAGATGCTCCGTTTGGGATCAGGTCTTCGGTATTTTTGTTTAATAAGATAGGTCTTTTCGAAACCAGAGGCATTACAGCTTCGATCTCGATAAATATAACCTGTCTTTCTATACAAAGTTACACCGGAAACCCAATGTCTTCGATACGTAGTATCTTCTACAACGTACCATGAAGCTAACGTCTTCATCCCTGCTTCAGGGGTCCAAGACGCTATTGTTTGACCAACATTAAAGAACCAATCAACGATAAACGATAAGGGAATAAGTTCCCAAGCCGATTCGAAGATTGAATCAAACCCCCAGAGATTCCAACCTGAGGGTTCAGCAATGCTGGTCAAAACGCCCGCACGAACAGAAACATCTCTTTTGCATTCAACACTGATAGTAAATATATCATTGTTAATGATATTACCAGTGTAAGAGCCAGTAGATGTTGCTGACGTCTCACTTCTCCCTCTAAATGTAAAACGATCAATTTCTTTTGCTGAGGCATTCCAAGCCTTAACTACAGATTTTAAATCGTAATACATAGGTCGAAGTGCATAACGACATTCCATGTAACGGTTTTCAAGTTCTTTTGGAGATAATTCGCGTCTAAGGGCAAGAAGATTTAAACTTCTAAAAGCCCTAAAAACTTTGACGCATCTCCGCAGGATACTAACTACCGAATGGATCGTCTCCTTTGCTTCGCCTAACATGACCAATGCTTGTGCAACAGAAGAATCGGCGTTAGCCCATGCTTGTGTTACAGCAATATCAATCAAATTTTGGACATTAACAGAAGGAGTGAGCGCGTAACGATTAGCTGCCGGATCATCCCAAATAATATGAGATGCCGGACGCGTTCCTGCCAAGACAGATCCCAGTACCAAATTCTTTTGTGGTACACAGAAATATCCCCAGTAATATCTGGAGAAGTCTTGGTTAAAGGGACTAACCGACTCAGAACGGATAACTATTGTCTGGTCCATTGGATTATTGATTATAACCCCTTGGCCAGATAGTTTCTTATACTCGGCAGTTACTACATCGGTCATTGTTCGATAACCTGGGTTATACACGAGAGTTCCATTAGCAATGGAATTCGTATATTGCTCAGGATTATTACAATCATTACCGGTGAAGCTTTTCTGAGTATACTCCCAAAACTTGGAAGTGTCTG